ATATACAAGAAAGGCGCTACGGTTTCTGCGCCCCCATCCCCCCCTGAGTGTGGCGTTCCTGTCCACTCTTAACAGCATGGCAATGCTTACATAGTGCCTGGTATGGACCGCGCCAGAAGTTACCGCCCTGCCGTACTGGTGTGATATGATCGCATACTGTAGCAAGTCTATCACACTTGACACACACAGGGTTACGAGCCAGAAACGCTGCGCGTAACGCTCGCCATCTTCTACTATTGTATCGCTTCTCATTGTACTTTCTGCCCTCGTGGGGTTTTACGTTTGTGTGATACTTGTTTTGCTTTCTGGGCTGTGGTTTTGATGCCATATATTGAAGTGCTTGAGGGTTGGTGTATCTGTCTAGCCATAGCTGTAATCCAGGCTTTACGTGTAGCTGTCATCTTACAATCAGATATATATACGTCATCTCCATCTGTGTAGCTATACTCTATACGCTTTAACTTTGCATACTCTAACAAGTTCTCTGTTATATCTATAAGCTCTTGCTTTGTATATGTAGGGTATTGGTGTAGTTTACTAACTGTGTTTATTTTGCATATCATCTGTCAATCGTTTATAATATATGATTAATTGTATTAGCTCTTCATTAGTGTACTTTCTGCTCTCTTTAGATCTCTGGTACATACTCTCAGCTGTACCATCGCCGTACTTTTTATTAAGTTCTTTGCTCATCTTATATTGAGCGCCTTGGTTGCCTATATTGCAGCCGTAGCATTGCCCAGCGCTATTCTTCTCATGCCATCTAGTTGAATAGTGCCTCCTACTCATAAAATGGCCACATTGCATTTCTTTAACATGCTTCTTTGTATCGCAAGTTATGCACTTTATTAAGCCATCAGCGTCAGCATCTCGCCAGCGTATATACTGGCTAAAGGCAGCGTCTAGCTTTTTAATTAGTGTTTTTCTCTTTATGCTCGTTTTGCGCTTTTTCAATTCCTTCTAAATCTTCTTTAGTTATGTGTATATGGCCGCCTAATTCTTCTAAACTTTTTTTTTGTGGTTCTACTATTAAACACTCACCTAACTTTTGCCAGTCTATCATAGCAAAGTGCGGCGGTTGTATAGCTCCCTGGTGTACTGTGTGCTGTTGCTCTCTTAGCGGTATAGTGTTATCAAGTTCGTACTTATGCAGGCACTTAATAAGTGTATTCGTGGTTAGGTTTCCAAATAGCTCAAACTTACCCTGCCTTATCATCTTAAAGGCTACTAATATCTCCTCTACTTTGAGGCTGGGAAATATCTCTATTATATCATCTACTGCATCTTGCTTATCTTCTTGATCCTGAAAAGAGCGCGTTGCATTTACAGCCCTTATTAAGCGCTCTAGCTCTGCAATTAATATTAGCCTAGTCTTTCCGCTATCTAGCTTACTAGCTGTTTGTAGTACTAGGCCTTGCTCAAAAGCTGAGGCGCTTGTATGTACCCTTGCTATTTCCCTGCTATTTTCCATAAGCCCATTTAAGTGCTTGCTCAGCGTCAAGCTGTTTTCTGTCTGCTCCTCCTTTGATAGCAAATAATCCAGCCCATCCTTGGGTGATGCTTTGCTGGATAATTTTAATTGCTTGTTTTTCATTGTTATTTGATATTTTCTGTAAGTTATGTAAGGTTGCTTTTTCACCTCTTTCGGTGTACTTTTTTCTCTTTTGCTGTTTTCGCTCGTCTAGCCATATTTCCCAGGTCTTTTTAAACTCATCTGATTCAAATGGTAAAATGACCTCTTTACTAATATGTTTTTTATTTTGTATACTACTATGTATACTATCTAATCTTTTTGATGAGGCTGCTTTATCATTTTGATTAGGCTGCTTAATCATTTTGATTAGGGTGCTTATCATTTTGATTAGCCTAGACCTTCCGTTAAATTCGCATTTTATGTAGTTAAATTTTATTAATTTTTTTATTGATCTAGTTACAGATGGTATAGATATATTTACCTCCTTAGCTATAGTATCATTAGTCTTAAAATAATCGCGTCCCTCAGCACATAAATTATATATATCAGAAAGTATTAGCTTATCTGTAGGGGTTAGCTTATCATTTTGATAAATAGCCTTTGGAATCCATACGCCTGTAAACTCTTTAGCCATTTAGTTGCTCGTCTTGGTATAGAATTTCTCCTATTAATTGAATCTTAGTAGTATCTGACGTCTTTACTATAGTATCTGCGTAACGAATCATACGCTTTGGCTCTTCATAAATCCAGCGGTGTACTGTGCGCCTATCTACTCCTAGCGCATCTGCGCAGGCTTGCTGCGATCCGTATAGCTTTTTAATATATTCTTTCAACTCTTTTTTATTCATTTGTACCATGTTGGCAGCTCTAAGAGCATGGGTTTATTTAATGGCTCTAAGTAGTCGTAGCTTTTAGGTGTGCTTTTACCATCCCAGCCTCGGTACCAGTCTTTAAACATTTGCACTTCGAGCCTAGCCCTGTTAAATCCATCCTGAGCCATTTCAAGGCTCATCTCGTAAACTATCACGCCGTTAGGTGAGTTAGGATCGCATGTAATTAGATAGTGCTTTATTTGGGCCTTAGAATTAAAAACAGCATGAGCATATAGAGCTAACTGCATATGATAAAGGTTATCTAGTACCCAGCGCTGTATTTTTCTAGGCTCGTTGTCTGTTATTTTAAGATCCGCGATATAGTCATCTCCTACTACATCAGCGTACCCATGAAAGTTTACGCCATCTAGTGAAAATTGTAGGTACTCCTCTACCCTAGCCGCCTCTGTTATGAGCTTATTAGCCATAGGATTAGCCATTACAGCCTCAGCTAAATTTAAAGCCTCTTCGTATTCTTTACGAGTAAATACTTTTTGCTCACCGTATTCAGCAACTGCCTGCTTATAGGCTTTTGTTGCTCTAGTTTGACAGTCTATTATCTGTAGCCCTATTTGTTTTTCTGGCTCTAAGGTTAGCAAGTGAGTTAGCCAGCCCCTGCGCATTGCAGAACTTTGTTTGAACTCCTTTTTTTTATACATAACCCAGTGCGCTGGGCTGCGGCTAAACTGCTTTAACGAGCTATATGATAATCTTACGTCTTTAATATTCATAGCGTTTTATTAAAATTAAAAAAAAACAAGAGGCTGATATATTATGCCACTTTCCTTCCTCCTACGTCTAGGCTGTGTGTACGCCTCAAGTTTTTTATTATACATTAAAAGGGTTACCGCCCTCCACAAACAACTGCTCTAAATCTACCTTATCGTTAAACTTTTGCGCTAATTCTAGTATATCTAAATCTAGTGCATCTTTGCTCTCTACTCTTACATAATATTTAGTATCTAGTCCAGCTCCCTTGCGAGTAATTTTAAGGTCGTATGTCATTGGATCGCCTTCTACTTCGCTAAGATTTGCAAGCTCTTGTAGTATGCTCCTAGTAGTGCATGAATAAATCTTAAATTTGCCATCCTCATGATGCCATACATTAAATGCTGCGAAAGGCCTTACTTTATCCTCTGATTTGTATGCCTTTTTAGGCATTTCGCCATCAAATTTCCATCTTATAGGTTTGTTATCCATAAAAGTTTGTAAGCCTTCTACTGCATTAGATATGATTCTAATTGTTGCAGAGTCGTTAGGTTGCAGCTTTAAGTATTGTGAGCTAGCCGCCTCGCGCTCATAGTTGTTTTGTAAAAAAGTCATTTTGTAGGGGTTTTGTTTTTTATTTTTTTCTTCCAATTAAAATTTCTATTTCTTTTCTTATTTCTAATTGTTTTGGTGAATTTGGCACCATATTAAGTGCTTTTGTCATCAATTTAATTATTTTATAATCTAGATTCATTTTCTGTGTTTTTTTGTAATTCATACCCCAAAGATAGGACATAGAATGTCCCAATCCTAATAGTGGGCAAAAAAAATAATTAACTAAATATTGTGCAAAACAAAAGAGGGCCACCCTAAGTGCTGCCCTCTGCCGTTACAAAATCAAATGAAAATCAATGCTTATCCTTATCGCATTCCTTTTTACAGGGCTTGCAAGGTACACAATCTTTCTCAAAAAAAGAAAGGCAAAGCGGTAAAACTCCAATTAAACATAAAATTACATTAGGCCATGTACAGCCATTTTCTACTATTTGCTGGCAAGCTGTAACTACAATAAGCCCTGCGCTGGTACGTTTAGCGCTCCACTTTAGGCGCTTATCCTTAAATATTTGTGTTAGGTCTAGTTTAGCTAGTGCTATAGTTATATTTTTCATATTAGTATGTCCATATTAAATTCTGTGGCTTATTTGTATCAAGGTCTACATGTATAAAAGTATCTGCTACTCCTATTCTAGTAAATCCTACATATAGTAATGCCTCTATTATTAAAAATCTCCTAGCACTATTTGCGCATGAGATATCTGCTGCTAGTCCGTAGCGGTGACTAGAATTAGGTACCCCTCCACAATCTCGGTTATGCTTTTCCGTTCTGTAGCCACTCGTTATCCTAAAGGGTACGGCAGCTCGCTCTCTTGCCTTATCTAATAAGTCTAAAAAATTCTGATCCATAAACTCACCAGAGCCAGGCAAGTCGGGGCTATTAAATTCGTCTAAAGTAAAATACCGCATAACCCAACTATACAAATAACAATACTTATCAAATCGTTAATATCGTAGCGCTCATATTTTAAGCGCTTGTATCTATTGTTAGCGATATTTAGCATTAAAATACACAGGTAAGGTATGGCTTCAATCATTTCTTTCTGTTTTTACGGTGTGTTATTATACCCTCTACGTTTAACCATATTAAAGTAATGGCACCTACTACACCTAGCCCCCAAGTTAAGCACTCGCTAAAAGTTGCCGCCGTCCATCCTGCCCATAGTACGTTAGTTGCTATTAATTTCTCCCATTCCATTACACTGCTGCTATTGTTATATCTGCTCCATAAATTATATCCTGCCCTGCTGTTCTATGGCTGCTTAATTCTACTTTTATTAATACGTTAGCTGTAGCGCTACTGGTTATATCAATTATTGCTATACTAGTGTTATAGTTGCCACTTGTAGTATTTACTAAATCGCCGTCTGTATGATCGTGCTGCCTTATAGTTATAGGGTTAGCTGTACCGCTATTATTAACTCCATGTACCTCAACATGTGTAGCCTTGTAGCCTGTAGGTATTGCTTTTATAGCATAAGCTACGCCATTTGATCTAGCATCGTTTATACGTACAGATATTTTATTTGAAGTGCCGTCTTCTATTTGTAAAAAATGTTCTTCTACAGCATCGTTTAGCATAAATTCCGTAGGCATTACTTTCATTAGAGTAGTGCTATTAAACCAGCCACTTTCGCCGCCTGCTGCATCAGCCCAGCTAGGTCTGCCACTCCCGTCTATTGTACAAACTTGCCCCATGAGGCCAGGCGCTAGATAAGATTTTGTGCCACTAGTATGAGCCAGCATAACAGAAAAGCTGTTTGTTGGTAGTCCAGGAGCCATAATAGCATAATCTGTACCAGCTCCGTCGCTATATTTTAGGGCTGTTATACCATCACTATCGGTTGTTATATGCTGAGTCTTAGTTAGGTTAGCTTGTTGTATTGTGGTATCTACTATTCCTAACTTTGATACACCTATAGGCCCTGGAGGCTGCCCTGTTTGGCCTGGGCCTTTACTTGGTTTTTTACCGCTATGTACATCAGTAATGCCTGTAATATTTCTGTCTAAAAATATACACTCTATATCATATTCACATCTGTTAGCTATAAAGTTTAGACCTGTAATTTGATAATAGTTGTTACTATCCCATACGTTCTTTAGTACATTATAAGGGTGTATAAACTTGTTACCAGTTCTGTATAATGTGCCTCGCTCAGTTCTTATAGCTCTTTTATTTGCTCCCAAACGCTCACGTACTCCTAAGCCGTTAATACTATAGCCCGATACGCTACTTTCTGAGGCATTATTCCAGTGAGATGCAGGCTGCCACTCTGGATCTTCACCAGGGGTTAAATGGTTCCCAAATATGCTAATTACACCTAAAGCGCCACCTGTTATTTCATCTCCTATTAATGTTTCGCCTTGATCGAAATAATAACGCGCATCATCTGAGTTTTTTGCTAATATATCTACCTGGCCAAATAAAGCCATTTCATCATTATCAAAAACTCCTACTCTAATTTGTTGTAATTTATATAAACTTACGCTAGTATCTAAATAATCAACGTCAGTTACTTGATCGCCATTCCACTGGATAAAATCTAAACAGGCTGTCACTTCTAAACCGTCTGCATCAGCTGGCAAATCTGAAATAATTACCTCAAAATCTTGTCCATGATAAAACTGACTACTAATATAATCTGGATAAGAAGCGTTACCATTTGAGCCATCGAATACATTACCTACCCAGTGTACCCTGTTAGTATCTGTATTGCTCCATGTTGTATCTGGGTACTGTGGCAATCTAAATGGCTGCCCAGTTGTATCATTTTCACCCTGAAATACATTTGTACTTTGATTATCTGAGGAGTATGTTGGTACTCTGCTAGCGTAATTTTCAGTACCTCCAGCATCGCCTACACGTACTTTAAATTTCAATCTAGGCCTTACTACTTTATCTATTCCACTAACTGTGTTATAACCGCTAGTAAAAAACGCTAGCCTACCTGTTATTATATAATCTCTAGTTTCTGGTTGCGCTGCATCTTCATCACTTAATGTTACACCGCATCCTGTTCCGCTATTTAAGTTGTAATAAGAAGTTAGCAATAAAGGTAAATCACCTTGATAATTTCTAACCCTGGTTACTTCTTTAAATGCTGGTGTGCTTGAGCGTTCCCAGCCACTTAACTTTTCATAATAATCATTATTGTTACCAAACTCTACTAAATAATTATTTCCTAAGTTTTCGCTGGTATTGTAAAGTACTGTACCGTTACCATATATTAAATGATAGGTTTTTAAATTATCCTGATCGTGCTGTTGCATTGCGCCCATCGGTACAAACCAATAAGTGCCTCTAGCCATAAATACACAAGAATTAAAAGTAATTGCTATACTTTCTAAAACCCTGTAAGCACTATAATATTCTTTTAAACCGTTTTCATTTATATTGTGGAAAGTAGTATGCTCTATTCTGGCGTTTTGTAATTGCTTTTGTACGCCGCCTACATCATCTAAATATTCCTTGTATTGATAGCTATAAAAATCCTCAAAAAACCTAATAAAATTACTGCTAGTACCGTAGGCACTAAAAGAATGTACTTTACTCAAGGCTTTGTATAAATGCTCAGTCACTAAATCAGTACCATCGTAAGGGCTGCCAGCATTATTATAATCTATACCTCTTAAATTAGCTAAACCATCAGCTGCCGTTATTGATACTGGAGCATTAGGCATATTGTCAGGTATAACGACTTGTTCTGGCAATATTTCACCTATCCACCATGCTTCATTATCACCGTCTGGATCTCTATAAATTTCTATGCGATACGTACCCTCTACTGCACTATCTAAAGCATTGTAAAAATTATTCCATTGAGTATCTAGGGCATCGTTATGTAGTAAAGTTATCTCTACCTTAGAGCCAAGAATAGGTTTGCACCTATCAAAATTATCATAGTCGTAGGAAAGCCTAAACCCGTCAGGACCTAAAGTAAAGGCGTAATTTAAATCGCCCGTAGAAATAGAGCCATCTACTATATTAACTTTCCAGGTAGTGCCTTTTTCATCTGTAAACTCGCTTGTGCCGTAAATTACTGCCATTATCCGTATCTATTCCTATCACGCGTAGCGCGGTCATTACTAATTACAATATCATCGCCAGATATACGGCCGTATACGTTAGTACTGCCGCCGCCTAGCATGTCACGCAATTTACTTAAAGGCGCTACTACTTCGGGATCTATTCGAGCATTTTTATTATCTCCGATTAATGCGGTGGTGGGGCCAAACGCTAATCCGCCCTCAGCTAGCTCAGGCATATTGTGTTCACCATCTGCAATACTGCTCAACTTTCCCCTTAGAGCTGTGCCTAAAGCTACTAAAGCTACACCAGCTACTATAGCTACTACAGGGTTTAAACTTTTTAATGCTTGCTTTATACCACCTACAGCTACACCATAACCTATAGCTAGCTCTCCTAATTGTATAGCCATATTTGCTAGAGGCTCAAGTAAACCCTCTGCGCCCATTTTAGCGCCTCCTATCATTTTACCCATATTTGACAACATAGAGGCTGTAGCGTTAGATAAATTACTTTCTACACTACTAGCAAATTGTGCAAGGCTATCGCCAGTACTCTCAAAAGACTCTTCTATTTTACCTGTAGCCTCGTCTATTTGTTGAGCTACTCCATCAATCTCAGCCATCTTATCTATAAAGGCTTGTGTATCTGGAACTAAGCTATCTAACTCCTCACGCAATAAACCTAACTGCTCACGCAAAGCGCCTAAACTACCCGTTGGATAGCTCTCTGGACTTTCTTCTATAGTTTTATTAAATACTTTGGTTGCATGATCTAGCTCATCTGTAGCTACTCTCCATTGAGCAAGCAAATCTATATAATCCTGTGATCCAATTTCAGCAACTTCAATAGCTTCTTTTAACTCTTTAACCTTATCTCTAAGATTTTCTAGGTTATTAATTTGCTCAACAGCTACAACTTCTACAACTTTTACTTCTTCACTTTCTCCGCTTAACTGTGTTATTGCTAATCTAGTAGCATCTACTATTCTTTTGTAAGTTTCAAAACTTTCTGTAGCATTCGCTAAATCTCTTTTTGCGCTAGAACTTAAATGGCCAACACCATCTCTTGGACCTTCTAAGGCTTTTTGCATATCTGCTGCGCTTTCTTCCATTCGCTGAGTAGCTAAATCAAAAGCAGAATTTAATCCATCAATATCATCATCAAGGCTACTAAAAAAGCGCATGTCTTGAAAAGCTTGTTCACTTCCTAATATATCGTCTACGCCTGTGTGTATTTCATTCACTAGCTCATCGAAGTTCATGCCCTCTAAAGCCTTTGGCGTCTCTTTTACTTCTCTATTTAATCTACCTACACTATCAAATGCTCTATTGGTATTTTTTTCAAAATCGTGCATAGCAATCGCTATACCACCTAAAGCCCCTACTGCTAGAGTTATTGGATTAAGTAAAGCCCCAAATGACGCGACTAAACCAGTACCGCCACTTGCTAAACCTAGTGCTTTAGTAAGGCCACTAACTAAGCTAATAACTTTTGGTAAAACTATTAATAAAGGGCCAATAGCTGCAACTAGTGCTGTAACTTTTACTATTGTTGCTTGTGTGCCTTCGCTTAAATTCTTAAAATCAGTAGCTAAATCTTTTATAAAATTAGCTGCATCAGTTACAAAAGGTATCAGCACTTCGCCTAAAGCAATACCAGCACCCTCTAGGGCGCTTTGCATAGCTTTTAAACCGCCTTTTGCTGTATCATCCATAACATCAGCCATGCCTTTAGCTGCGCCCTCTGAATTTTCAAAAGCTCCAGTTAATTCATCTACCTGGCCAGCGCCCTCAGTTAGCACTAGTAGCGAAGTTGCAGCCCTGCGGCCTACTTCATCCATCGCGCCTTCAAGGCCTATTCCTTTTGCTGATAATTCTGCAAAGCGCTCGGTCAGTGTGCCTGTAGTGCCTTGCATTTCCTGGAGGATTCTTCTTAAAGCTGTACCTGCCTGCGATCCTTTTATGCCGCTATTTGCTAAAACGGCCAGCATTGCACTCGTCTCCTCCATAGATACGCCTGCAGCCTTAGCAATAGGCGCAACGTATTTCATGCTATCCTGGAAAGTATTAATATTTAAAGCAGAAGCGCTAAAGCTAGCTGCCATTACATCTGTTACCTTCCCAGTTTCGCTAGCATCCATACCAAAGGCTCTAAGAGTAGCCCCTGCTACTTCTGCTGCCTGTGCTAAATCTGAGCCTGTAGCCTGTGCTAAATTTAAAGTAGCCTCTTGTACTTGTATAATCTCGTCAGCACTAAAGCCTAACCTTGAGTATTCTAACTGTAAGGCTGCTACCTGGCTTGCTGTAAATACTGTGCTAGCGCCTAAATCTTTTGCGCTTTGTTCTAATTTTGCAAACTCTCCTTCTGTAGCGCCGCTAACTGCTTTTACCTGAGCCATAGCGCTCTCGAAATCTACAGCTAATTTAACAGCAGCACCACCTACTAAAGCTAAAGGCATGGTAAGGCTTCTAGTCATACTTTTGCCTACAGCAGCAAAATTGCTAGACATTGCGCGCATATCGCGCCTAACTCTACCTAGCTTTTTATTTAGGTCTTTGGTGTTAGCCCCTATATTTACTACTAAATCCCCTAGCTTTGCCATGCCCTTCTATTTATTCCTTTGTGCCAAATTTTCTAATAACATAAAACCACTTATTTGAGGTTTCTTAGCTTGCTGCTTTTCCTCCCATGGAAAAACTACTAAATCAATAGGCTTTATCTTATGCCCTTTCTTAGTATGTACGTTAAGTAGGTATGCGGTCTGCCATCTAGTACGCTCCCAATTAGAGCGCTCTGCACTATCTATAGCTTCGCGCTTACCTTTAACCGCGTTTGAAAATTCCATAAACGTCAATGAGTAGAGAGAATCTGGGGTAAGCCCCAATAGACCTAGCCCCAGCTCCTCTACCCTACTCCACGTTAAAGGCTCTGCCTTTTCTTCGCTTTTTTTTTGTCTTGTTTACCGCCCATCACCTCAGTCATGGCATCCACTAGTAAAGGCAAATCGCTTACCTCAATTTCGTTTAACCATTTTTCAACATCCATAGTAAACTTCATGCCCTGTGCCTCGCATCCAGCTTTAACAAAATAGTAAATTAGCTCAGGTATTAACGTAACGTCAGTAGCATCTACTTCTGTAACTTTTACGCCTGTAGCCTTTTCAAAATTTCGCCATGCTAGCATAGTTGCGCGCATTGGATATATACGTTTTCCTATAGTTATTTCCATGAGTTTATGAAATAGTCTCTCTTACGATAGTTTCAACGATCTGTACGTTACATGTGAACTGCGCGTTATCCTCAGTACCGCCAGAAAGTTCAAGGCTTTCAATGTAGCCCTTTACCTGGTAACGATAATCACCATCATTTTCTGCTGCTGCCTGTCCAACTACGTGAGTAAAACGGAAATCGCATTTAGTTTTATTTAGCTGAAATCCGCTTAATGCCTCGTACCCTGTACCAGCTGCTGAATCAGTAGCATATAAAGCGCTAAAGCTCATAGTAGCAGAAGTCATGCCTGGTAGCAAAGCTCGATAGCCAGCGTTAGCTTTTACTGTGCTATCACGCATTTCATTTGTTACTGAAATAGAGCAATCTGTAATGTTATCTACTATTAGCTCTGTTCCGCCCTCAGCTGCGACCATAATTTTTAAGTCGGAGCCGTTGATTATTCCTGTTGTTTGTGCCATTTTTTAATTATTTATTTATTTTTTTTTGCGCTTATCACCTCCGACAAGTGCTGTTACCAAAGTATCTAACCACCCAAACACCTTAACAGCTGGTGCATCAGATGGCATTAAAGAAAAGATAGCTCTTGCGGCTACCATTAAAGCTATTAGTATAGCTTCCCAGTTTTCAAGTATAAAATCCATTTATGTATTATTTATTCTTATTGTATAATCTTGTATAGCTACCCATATTGAGCGCTCTGGGTTTACATCCATTTGCTCATTTGTGTAGTTTATGCTTTGAATTTTAACCCCTCCAAAAGTACCATTTTTGCGCTCTAAAGCTGCCCTAACTAGTACCCCTAAATCTATAGCATCGGAGTATTTATTATGGAAACAATATACTTCTATGCTAGCTTGATCTACGTTGCCGTTCTCCTCTTTAGTATCTGTAGGGCTGTTACTTACAATAGAATATACTATATAGGGTTGTACTTCGCCCTGTGGCGCTATTTCTGGAAATATGCGCGTACTAACTTCGCTTAAAATATCGCTATCGTTTATTAAAATATTATATATCGCTTTACCTACTGTCATAGCATTTTAATATAACGTGAAAATTCCTTTTGTAGTAGCATGACCTGGAGTTTTTCGCTTCTATTTTTTGTAGCTCGTAACCCTCTACTAAATACGCCTGTATTTTGAGTCCTGTGTTTACCGCCAAACCTAGGCCCAAAATCACCTTTTTCTACTATGTGTGCGAAAAAACCATCACTACGCCATCCAGTTTTTCTAGGCTTTATGTTGTTTGTTCTAGGTCCACCTAAAACATTAGAAAATTGTTTACTAGGTTGCCAAGTGCCAGATGATCTGCGTAGCTGCCCAGGTGTAATTTTTTTACCTCTAAAGCCTATAGTTTTGTCGTAATCTTTTACGTTTGCTTTTAGATAATTAGCGTAAACGTCAGCTACTCTAGTGTTTAGCTTTACAAATTTATCTTTAGCCTCAAATTTCCAGCGTAGTAATTTATCTAGTTTGCTGTTTAATTCTGGTAAGCCTTTTATAGTTATTGCTGTCATTACTCAATCAGATTAGTAATTAACTTAATTCTATCCTGCCTGCCAATATGCTGTACGCCTGTAATTTCGTATTGCTTGCTGTCGTATTGTATTCTATACTTATTATCTATTTGATTAGCGCTATAGCTATATCTGATAATAAAAATAACTTTTTGCTCGCTAACGTATTGCTCGCCGTTAATATTTTCTATTGCGCTATTAGTATACTTAATATCAGCCCATAATGTAGCGTAATCACTCCAGGTTAGCTCACGCTCACCATAAGCATTTGCTCCATAGGCTGAATTTTGTACTGTAATTCTATTATAAAACGCGCCTATATTCATTTAGTAGAAATAATACGGTATGGGTTTAATAAAGCAGCTACACCTAAGGGCAATTCTATAGGGTTAGTACCTGTTATGACTGCGCGCCTATTTTCGTAGTAGTGAGCTACTAGCAATTTTACTGCATGCATTATTGGATGGGGTGGCGCTTCACCAAGTGTACCCGATATAGTTACTACGTTAAAATCATCATCGTATGTATCTGGTGGGCTGTCAAAATGAATACGCCCAGGCTCGCGCTTTGTATCGTACCAATATTTAGAAGTAGATAAAGTCTGAGTAGCATTTGACGCGTCTTTATATGTAACGCCTGTAATGGTATTTATTGGGCCAGTAGAAAACTCACAGTTATAAAAGTCATCTAGGCTGAGTGTGAAATTAGAGCTAACAAAATGCCTGTTTGTATAGTCTTGGCAATGTTGTACAGCAGCATTTATTAGCGCTTCTATAGTTGTATCTTCATCACTATAATCTACGCGTAAAAATTCTTTAGCTGTAGATAGTGGCAAAAGGTCTGTACCTCCAGGCTGTGTAGTTATTTCTAATTTCATATTTGTAAGATAAAAAAAGGGCGAGCGCAATTACTCGCCCCTTAGTTATTTATTAATTAACGATTAAACAAAATCGAAAATTCTAGCAATCGCTCCAGCACGTTGTACCTCACAATCATAGAACTTATTAACGTGTAGATTTATCTGAGCATTACTAGCAGAGCTGTAAGGATCTACTAGAATATCTACTCCGCCAAAGTAAGCTAGTACTAAAGCCTTCTGCCAGTCAGCAAAAAGTAATTCACCTTCATCAGCCGTAGGATCTACTAGGTTTG